ATGAATAAACAATACGAACTGGTTGTTAAAGGGATAAATAATTACCCGGATAAGATTACTGTTACTGTGGCACTGGAAATTGCCGGGCAGCCGTCGTTGTTGTCGCCATATGTGGCGATTAGTCTTGACCGTACTGAAGGTGCCACGCTGGAATTTTACGAAGCTGAGGCGAAAAAACAGGCGAAGCAGTTTTTCATGGATATTGCTGCCGCTTTATGTGAAGGGGATGAGCAGTCGCCGGAAAAGCGCCCCATAATTTTAGAGGCGCAGGATGTGTTGATAACCTACAGAGGAAAACTACCGGGAATAATTACTGGTTCTCTGAAGACGCCACCGACGGCATTGCGGTCAGAAAACGATGATATTGAATCACGCATTGAAAAACTGGAGTGCTATATCGCTGAATTGAAAAAAAGCACCCCAACAAAAAATGAGGTGCTTGCAGCAGATGAAATGAAAGAAACTATTCTTGATCGCGCGGCGCATCTAAGCTGCGCTTCACTGTTGAAAGAGCATCTTCAGCAGCCTTGAGGAATCTTTTATCATCACGAGCAACTGTCTTTGGTATTTCTTTAATTAGATGTTCCATTTCGGCGATCAGGTAATCTGACACAGCGTTATTTTTACTTAGTGCATCCATTGCTTTGATTATCTTTGCGAGGCAGCCATCTCGCATTGTTGAGTTTACGCCAGTGCCCACCACTGGCGGGCTGAAGACTTAACATATCCAGGGATTCGGAACCGATAAATCCTGATAAATATCCATGAACGCAAAAATCAGATACGGCCTGTCGGCTGCCATTCTGGCGCTGATTACTGCAGGCGCATCTGCGCCTGACATTCTCGACCAGTTTCTGGATGAAAAAGAAGGTAACCACACCACAGCATACCGTGATGGTTCTGGTATATGGACCATCTGCCGGGGTGCCACGGTGGTGGATGGCAAACCTGTCGTTCCGGGCATGAAGTTGTCGAAGGAAAAATGCGACCAGGTTAACGCCATTGAGCGTGATAAAGCGCTGGCGTGGGTGGAGAAAAACATCAGAGTGCCGCTGACCGAACCCCAGAAAGCGGGGATCGCGTCATTCTGTCCGTACAACATTGGTCCCGGTAAGTGTTTCCCGTCGACGTTTTATAAACGAATTAATGCAGGTGATCGCAGGGGAGCGTGTGAGGCGATTCGCTGGTGGATTAAGGACGGTGGCAGAGACTGCCGTATCCGCTCAAATAACTGTTATGGTCAGGTATCCCGTCGTGACCAGGAGAGCGCGCTGGCGTGCTGGGGAATCGACAGATAAGCAGAATATTTTGCTGAAAAATAAGGCATGGCCACGCGGGCGGATAACATGAAATCCTGCGAACTGGCGAAACGTAAGTGAATAAAAGTAAAAACCCCGTTTGTTGGCACCAAGCGGGGTTTTGTGTTTCCTGACTCCGGAAAAGTCAAAGGAGAAAGTGTGTTTGATTTTAGCAAACTGATTCGGGAGATTCGAGAGATGGCTGAAAAATTATCCACCTGGAAGTTCATTCTTATCTGGCTGGTGTTTGTGATTATGGCCTCCGGTTATTTCATCGGTCAGATACGCTGGTGGTGAAATGAACCGCGTACTGTGCGTGGTCATCATTGCCCTGCTGGTGGCCTGTGGTGCGCTTAGTCTGGGGCTGAATCATTACCGTGATAACGCCATGACCTACAAAGAGCAGCGCGATAAAGCCACATCCATCATCGCTGATATGCAGAAGCGTCAACGTGATGTAGCAGAACTCGACGCCAGATACACAAAGGAGCTTGCTGATGCTAACGCGACTATCGAAAGTCTCCGTGCTGATGTTTCTGCTGGTCGTAAGCGCCTGCAAGTCGCCGCCACCTGTGCAAAGTCAACGACCGGAGCCAGCAGCATGGGCGATGGAGAAAGCCCAAGACTTACAGCAGATGCTGAACTCAATTATTACCGTCTCCGAAGTGGAATCGACAAGATAACCGCGCAGGTTAACTACCTGCAGGAATACATCAGGACGCAATGCCTGAAATAATTTTTTTGCAAATCACAAAGTCAATTTAATGAGCCTCGCGATGCGGGGCTTTTTGCAATAAATGCGTACCGCAACGCATGTTTTTTACACCGAACCTGCCCCTTTGGAATGGGCCTTTGAGGATACCAGTTAGTGCTGGCGAGCCTCGGTGGGCTGGTTTCCTATGCGGCAAAGGTTCATTTCAAATGGTAGGTAAACGTTATGAATATCGTGCCACTTAATTACAAAGGTGAAATTGTCAGTTTCAACACTGATGGTTGGATCAACGTCACAGGTGTTGCTGAGAGATTTGGAAAACGCATTGATAACTGGATGCGTTTGGCAGAAACGCTTGAATACGTTCGTGCTTTAGACGAAGCGTTGACCGGGAAAGAATCTCAAATTTTACATCCCTCACAATCGAGGTATGTAAAAACCAGCAAGGCACGAAAGGACAGGGGTGGTGGTACGTGGCTACATCCAAAACTTTCAGTTGCATTTGCCCGTTGGTGTGATGCTCGTTTTGCTGTGTGGTGCGACCTGCACATTGATAGTCTGCTTCGCGGTGAACTGACTGAGCAGCAGAAATATGAGCAAGCATGTCGCATTCGCGATGACCGGAAATCAAAAGCCAGCAATGGGGCAAGAGAGATGGCTCGCTGGCGATGGGATAAGCCGGTTATTGAAGCAAATGTTGAGTACTGGCGCGAGCAACTGCAGTTGACTCTCGATATCGCGTGCTGATGGCAAACGCAAAACTGCGTTATCGGAAAAATCAAAGCATTACGAGAACTGAGCAACGGCTATCCATTACAAAGCCCATCTACGGGTGGGCTTGATAATGAAACCGGAATTTATTCTTGGCAACCAGTTACGGCAGTACCACGAAACAACCCAAGCCAGTAAGTGGGGAAATAACACTGGCAGCCACTGAAAGATGAAGCTCCTGCCTTAAGGCAAAAAAGATTCTTTGTGGTGGCGGACTGATGGAAAGACATCGGTTATTGCAGAGGCCATTCAATGAGTGGTCTCGACAATGGCTTATACCCTACACGGGATAACTTAACTGATATCCCTTTTAAAGGATAAAGGTATTCAAGCCTGACACATCATGCGCTGTATCGTCGCCGTATTCCTGCATTAACAGAGACCGCAGCCCGACAGGGAGACTCCTCTGCGCGAGTGTGCGGGGATAATCAAAAACGATACACACCGGGGTTTACCGCGTTAACGGAGCGCGGCGTTGTCCCCTCATAGTCGCCTGTCCGGTGCGATGGTGGAAGAAACCGGATGTTTATCACTATTAATTGATGACACAGAAATGGATTCATTGAATTTCAGCACGTTTTTGTATTCGTGTTATTGAACATCTGTTTATTTTACTTTTAACATATTGATAATAAAAAGAGCTGTAAATCTTTAGATGAGTCGATTTTGTCCGGGGAAGTTCAAATGGATTTTATGCTGACGGTTTCTGGAGTGGTTATCCTGTCCATTGCTTATACTGCAGATAAATATGGCTGCCATTTGTTATCACGTATTGGCGCTTATTGTTCGTTGATGCTGATTTTCTCGTCGCTTTTTTTTGAGTAAGTTATATTAATTATAACAAATAATTTTCTGTGTTATTTTTTCAGGCTATCCCGTCAGAGGGGAAGCCTGTACTGCCGGGGAGCGAATGGAAAACTGATGTGTCCGGTAACTGCGTGTTCTGTGAACACCATGTTACTTAATTATGTAATTCATACCCGAACTCTCTGTTGACAGCCTTCTTCTGCAGGCTTCAATAACCCACGCTGAAAAGTTTCCTGAACCTTTCAGATCAAGAGCGATGTTAATTTGTTCAATCATCTGGTTTGGAAATCGGATGTTGCGGGTTGTTGTTCTGCGGGTTCTGTTCTTTGATGACATAATGTTTCCCCATATTCAGTGTTGCTGATTTGTATTATCTGAAGTTGCTTTTACGTTAATTTGATGCAGATCAATTAATACGATACCTGCGTCATAATTGATTATTTCTCGTGGTTTGATGGCGTACACACATGTTGTGATAAACCTTATATAGATGATAATCATTATCATTTTCGTGGGTCCTTTCCGGCGATCCGACCGGTTACGGGGCGGCGACCTCGCGGATTTTCACTATTTATGAAAATTTTCCGGGATCCATGTCCGGTTTCTCTGCAAGTTAACCATATGAAAAATATAAAAACATGCTTTCCATGAACCGGACATGCGCAAAAAATAGACACTAAAACCGGACATGACCGGTTTTGTTGTGATTGTGAGGTGAGAGTTTTTTGCGAGGTGAGGAGTGGCTACGCAGACTGAAGTTGCCAGGCATTTAAGTCTGACCGATCGCCAGCTTCGCAGATTGCAGAAATTGCCGGGTGCCCCGATATCGAATAAGCGAGGGCAACTGGATCTGGATGCCTGGCGCGATTTTTACATATCGTATCTGAGAAGAAGTAAAAACGATGTGCCTGATGGCGATAGCGAAGACGACTATGAGGAGAAATTGCTTATTGCCAGATGGGAACTGACAGCAGAACAGGCTGTTACACAGCAGTTAAAAAATGAGGTGTCAAAAGGAAAACTTATTGATACCGGGTTCTGTATTTTTGCTCTCAGCAAGCTGGCAATGGCGTTATCCAGTACGCTTGATTCCATCCCTTTATCCATGCAGCGACAGTTTCCTGATTTAACACCGCGCCATCTTGACCATCTGAAAACCCTTATTGCGAAGGGGGCAAATCAGTGTGCGCGGGCGGGGGATAAATTACCGGATTTACTCGATGAATATATCAGAGCAACAACTGAATAATATGATGAGTGCTGTCACAACAGCATTACAGCCCCTGATAAGGGCATTGCCGGTGACGCCAGTTGAATGGGCTGATCAAAATTATTATCTGCCTAAAGAATCTTCATATGGTGAGGGAGAATGGAAAACGCTGCCGTTCCAGATCGCCATCATGAACAGCATGGGGAATGATCAGATCCGGACTGTTAATCTGATTAAATCTGCCCGTGTTGGCTATACAAAGATGTTGCTGGGGGTGGTCGGGTATTTTATTGAGCATAAATCCCGAAACAGTCTGCTTTTTCAGCCCACGGATTCTGCCGCTGAAGATTTTATGAAGTCTCACGTGGAGGCGACGATTCGGGATGTGCCATGTCTGAAAGACCTTTCTCCATGGCTGGGGCGTAAACATCGTGACAATACTCTCACGCTGAAACGCTTTTCATCGGGTGTGGGCTTCTGGTGCCTGGGCGGCGCTGCCGCCAAAAACTACCGTGAAAAATCCGTGGACGTGGTCTGCTATGACGAACTTTCCTCGTTCGAACCGGATGTCGAAAAAGAGGGTTCGCCAACCCTGCTTGGGGATAAACGTATTGAGGGCTCTGTATGGCCCAAATCCATTCGCGGCTCGACGCCTAAAATCAAAGGCACCTGCCAGATCGAAAAAGCGGCCAACGAGTCGGCGCATTTCATGCGTTTTTATGTGCCCTGCCCACACTGTGGGGAGGAGCAGTATCTGAAATTTGGCGATGAATCCACGCCTTTTGGCCTTAAATGGGAGAAGGACAGCCCCGAAAGCGTTTTCTACCTCTGTGAACATCATGGCTGCGTGATCCATCAGTCTGAGCTTGACCAGAGCAACGGGCGGTGGATCTGTGAAAACACGGGGATGTGGACCCGTGACGGTCTGACGTTTTTCAGCGCCGCGGATAATGAAATTCCGCCGCCGCGCTCCATCACGTTCCATATCTGGACAGCGTACAGTCCGTTCACCACCTGGGTACAGATTGTCTATGACTGGCTGGATGCACTGAAAGATCCCAACGGCCTGAAAACCTTTGTGAACACCACGCTGGGCGAGACCTGGGAAGAGGCCGTGGGCGAAAAACTCGATCACCAGGTACTGATGGATAAGGTCGTGCATTACACGGCGGCGGTGCCTGCCCGGGTGGTTTATCTGACGGCGGGCATTGACTCGCAGCGAAACCGTTTTGAGATGTATGTCTGGGGATGGGCACCGGGAGAGGAAGCTTTTCTGGTGGATAAAATCATCATTATGGGGCGTCCTGATGAGGAAGAGACGCTGTTACGTGTGGATGCGGCGATCAACAAAAAATACTGCCATGCAGATGGCACCGAAATGACCATTTCCCGTGTCTGCTGGGACACCGGGGGGATCGAT